CTTTTATTGAAAATACGTCAACTTTGAGAACTTCAAGAGAGGCTCCTATTGATTTAGTTTTACATTTTGGTTCGGAATTAAAGACTATTTCGTTTCATACTCAGGATGAATTGAATGATTTTCTGCAAAAGATAATTTAGAAAAAGCCGCCAAAAGGCGGCTTTTTATTAGGAATTAAAATGCCGATAGAATTTAAGATTGAGGGCATGGATGAGCTTTCTAAGAAACTCCAAACTTTGACAGATGGCAAGGCTGTTAACCGCCGCGCTCGATCCGCTGCACGTAAAGCAATGCAACTAGTGCTCTTTGCTGCCAAGGTTGGAGCTTCACGTATTGATGATCCTGATACGCGAGAAAGCATTCAAGAAAACTTGGTGATTCGTAATGGTAAAAGCCGCGATATAAACACCGTTCGTATGCGAGTTGGTGTGCTTGGTGGGGCGAAAAACTATGCCAATACAAAGGACAATGTTCGTAAGGGGCGCGCTGGTAAGCAATACACCACCGATGGAAGCAGCAAGAACCCGGGCGGCGATACTTTTTACTGGCGCTTTATTGAGTTCGGTACATCAACTTCACCACCAGTTCCATTTTTAAGACCAGCATTAGCTCAGAACATTGATGCAGTAACAGCTGAATTTAACAAGGCGTTTATGAAGTCGATTGAATCCGCAATCAAAAAGGGCAAGATCGAATGAAGCAATTACCTATTTATCGAATTTTAAAGGCTGATGCCCAAGTATTTGGAATGTTGGGTGAACGCATTTATGAAGATGTGGCACCTGAAAAGACACCTACGCCGTATTTGGTTTGGTTTGACTTATCAGGAACTCCAAATACCTCACTGGATAATATCACCAATGAAGATGATGTGATGTATCAGGTGATGGTCTATAGCTCGAACCAAAAGACAGCTTCAGATATTCGAACTGCTGTATGTAATGTTCTTCAAGAGCATAGCTTGATTGATCAGCGTATCGGACACTATGAGTCAAATACAAAGCTTTTTGCTCGTGGATTTTCAGGTAGTTGGTGGCTCGATCGCTAACACTTATTTTAATTTTTACTTAGCACCTTTCGAGGTGCTTTTTTTATGCCAAAAAATTGAGGAGTAGCTACTCATGGCGCGTATTAAAGTACAAAAGTCGCAGCTGTTTTATGTTGACGGTAATGAAGTTATTACCGTGCAATGTGCAAAAAACTTAACACTTGGGAATGACACTGAAGAAGATATTGATGTGACGTGCCTTGATGATGCCGAAGATAATTTTGATCCTGGTAAAAAGACACCGGGTGAAGGTTCTCTGGGTACGGATTTTGACGATGAAAACGAATCACACTTAAAGATTCTTGCGTTGTCCAAAACTGATCCACGTAAAAAAGTCATGTGGTATTTAGGTTCAAGTCATTCAGATGCGGCGCCAACTGTTGCTGCAGGTGTTGTGACTCTACCGCCTGAACGTATGTGGTGGGCTTTTGAAGGTTATTTGAAGACACCTGAACGTACATTCGAAAAAGGGCAGTTTGTTGGTTACAACTATCCGCTTAAACGCACTTCTAGTGTTAACGAAACAATGCGCACAATTCCTTAAGGGTAGGTTATGGCTAAGACATTAAATCTTAAAAAGTTGCGCAAAGTAACTCAAAGCTCAGCACCTGTTGAACAGATTGTTAAGTGGTCGGTTCTTGTCACCGAGCAGAACATTGATGAGCTTAAAGAACTTGTTGGTAATCAAGAAATTCAAATTGATGAATTTCTTGAACTTGAAGGGCAAGTTTTCATTAAGCGTCTAACATTTGAAGCTCAACAAGAGGTGTCCAAGGCTTTTGAATGGGATGTTGTGAAAGATCCAGAGAATCCTGAATTAAAAGGTATTGATGGAAAGCAGTTGGTGGCATCTCGTTTGGTTGGTTCCATTTGTGAAGATGAAAAAGGCACACCCTTCTTTGAATCGATTCAAGAAGTTTACACGTCAGACCCTAGCTTTATTAACGCAATCTATGAAGCCGCGAATAAGGTTAATAATTTTACGGGAAAGTCACAGAAGAAGAATTCGACGAAAACGAGTTCTGGTGCGAACTTGTCCTCAACGGAATCGGTGGACGAACAATCCAAGAAGCAAAAAACACCATAAGTATTTCTGAACTGCCAATGTGGAGGGCCTACCGTAAAAAGTATGGCCCTTTCTTTTTTGGAAGAAGGATTGAGCAAGGGTTTGGTAATCTTATGGCAGCCTATCTAACTTCTAAAGGCGCTGAAAATGTGAGTGCGTATTCCTTTATGCCTCATGAGAAGGAGCCTAAAGAAGTTGAATACAGTGTTGATGAGATGTTTGAAAAAGGATTAGGGAAACTGGCTTAGGCTGGTTTCTTTCTACTGTGTAGACTTTTTGTTAAAAAATGAGTATTTTATCTCCCATAATTCTAAGGGGGTTACATGAAAAATACATTATTAGCACTAACAATTGCCGCTGCTTCATCCGCAACTTTTGCAAACAGTCCATTGCCGGTTAAGTATGGCCAGCCAGCCCCACTCGGTGCTCCAGTCCAAGCTTCGCAATCTCATGCTACATACTCACCACTGAAAAACGTTTCGTTAAACGGTGGTTATACTGGAAGTATGATTGATGAAGGTGATGTAAAACTGCGTTTTAAAGGTTGGGAGCTTGGTGCTACTTATTTCTTAAATGAAAAAGGTGGTGTTTTTGCTAAATACGAACAGCAGAAAGATGAACTTAAACTTAAAGAGTTTTCTTTAGGTGGTGTTTACAATTTCTATGATGAGAAAAATGTCTACATCAATGGTACTGCTGGTTTAGGTTATGCGTGGGTTGATGGATCTAGCGAAGGTGATTCGGTTGACCTTGAGTATTTGACTATTCCTGTTGGAGTAGAGGTTGGCTATAAATTCACGCCTAATTTTGCACTGTATGGCGGCCTTGGTTATAAGTGGCTATACAACCAACAAGCTGAAGCATGCTTAGATGGCGAGTGTTATGACGCTGGAAAGCTTAGCGAGCTTGATGTGAATGGCACAACTTACCGTGCTGGTTTGCGTTATAACTTCTAAAAGTTATTGGTGTTTAAAAATGCAACCTCCTTCGGGAGGTTTCTTTTTGCCCGTAGAGTTAGTATCTTGTTCTAAATTATAAATTTAGGGTAGGGTTGTGAAGAGAGTAATTTTTATATTTTTGACCATATTTTTAAGTGGCAGTGCCTTTGCTGATAGTTATTTACAGTCCAGAAAAATAGTTAGAGATTTTTTGATAACTTGCCTTAAGGACCCTGAGAACGCAAAATATTCAGCAGCGTATAATAGCTGCCTGCTTGAAGCTTCGGATGGATTTCTAGAAAAAGCTAATGCGGAGTTTAATCAACAGTTCATTAAAGGAAATGCAACTACTCGAAACTCCTTGGTTAAAGACAGAAATATCTACTTAAATGCAATCAAATTTTGTGAGTTATTCCAAGAGGTTAGCTATGATGGATTTACCAAAGAAGCTATATGTAAGCTTAAAACCACTAAAGAGTATTTAAGTTTACTGACAAATGGAGATTCCTCCTTGCCTAATAATTGGAAAATAGAAGATAGGGTTGATAAGTTGTTTATTGGGTATTAGAAATAAATCTTAAAAGCATTGTGTTAGAAAAAAGCTCGAATTTATCGAGCTTTTTTTACGTCTGAGGAAAAGTAATGGCAACAGCTTCACTGGGTAGACTAACCCTTGATTTAGTCGCGAAAATTGGCAATTTTACTGAGCCTATGACTAAGGCAGAACGCCATGCAAAGAACTCAAGTAATAATATTGCAGACAGTTTTAGTATTGCTAGTGTTGCAGCAAAAGCATTGGGCGTAGCTGTTGCAGGTATTTCTGCTGGTGGTGTTATTTCATTTACCAATCAAACCATTAATGCTGGTAATGAAATTAAGAAATTCTCACAACTTGCTAATAGTTCTACACGGGATTTTCAGTATTATGCTAAAGGTGCTGAAACGGCAGGATTTAGCATGGAGAAATTCGCCGATATTAATAAAGATGTTTTGGATCGTTTAGGTGAGGTATCTCGCAGAGAAGGCGAGATGATGGATTTCTTTGAGAGAATTGCGCCTAAAATTGGTGTTACAGCAGCTCAATTTAAGAATTTAAGTGGCCCTGAAGCATTGCAGGCTTATTACAATGGCTTGCAGAAAGCGAATTTAAGCCATGCAGAGCAAGTCACCTACATGGAGCAGCTTGCTAATGATGCATCCATGTTGATTCCTCTTCTTAAAAATGGTGGTGAAGGTTTTCAAAAATGGGGTGATGCTGCGGAGCGCATGAATGCACTTATGTCTGATGAGATGATTGCAAATCTTGCTTTGGCTAAAGAAAACGTTCAGCTTTTAAACTTACAGTGGGAAGGTGCTAAAAATACATTAATCAATGGTTCTATGCCTGCAATACAAGCAACCATTGATAATATGGATGCGCTAACTAATGTGACAATGATTGCAGGTGCATACCTTGCAGGTTCTTATATTCCAACTCTAGCAATCGCAACAAAGGGGCTTGTTACAGATACGGTTGCAAAAATCAGCAATATCGCTTCTACACGTGCAAAAACCTTAGCTGACTATGAGGTTGCCAAAGCAAATTTGGCAGCGACAGCTGCAATGGTTAGAGCTATGGGGGTAGCCAATGCGCAAACTGCAGCAATGATGACTAATGCTCGAGCAGCCTACCAGCAAGCAGCTGCTGCTAAAGCAACCATGTTTGCGGGTTCTGGGTTGTTGGGTATTTTAGGGGGACCGGTTGGCCTGGGAATAACAATGGCTAGTGTGGCGGCAGGCTACCTACTAATGAAGGATGGCGCTGAGAAAGCAACGGCTTCGATTGACATACAGGGTAAATCAGTTGCAGATTTGGTTGTTAAATATAGAGAGTTAAATACTCTTCAGCGTGACAATGAAACAAAGGCTTTAGCGGATCAAGTTGAAGATTTGGGGCTTAAATATCGAGTAGCATCATCTGACTTATATTCCTTCATGGAAGCTTTACCAATTTCTGATGAAAAAATAGCAACTTTTACGAAATTAAATAGCGAACTATCGCAGGGGCGAATCAGCAGTAATGAGTATTACGAAGCTGTTAAGAATGTGAATATTTTAACTGATTCTCAGCTCAGTAAGGTTCGTGGATTGGTCGGTGGGTATGTTGAGGCAAAGAACAAGTTTAATGAGGCTGAAACAGCGCAAGATGCTTTAGCAAGCTCCATGGGGAGTACCACCCAAAAGGCTAAAGAGCAAGCTGCAGAAGTAGCAGGACTAAGTGAGGAAATAAAAAAGCTACTCGGCACCAATAAAGAAGCAATGTTAAAAAACACTTCTTTGAATGCCATGATTGGAGCAGGTGCTGACCCCAAGCTAGCTGAGTACTTGTATGAGGCACGTAAGGCGCAAGGAATTCTCGGAACATCGAAAATGCTTAGTGAGGATGTTAGAAAGTCGGTATTAGCTCGCTACAACTCTGAGATTGGGTTAAATAAAACTCTTGAAGAGCGTGCAAAAATTGAGGAGAGAAACAAGAAACTTATTGAAGCTCAGGGCGATGCAATGAAGGTGAATGCTTTAGTTGCATCTAATGCGGCTAAGGCTAATGCAGAGGCTCTAGAAGCGGCAAAAAAATTACCTAAAGGCTTATTATCCGCGGTAAACATGGTTGAATCTCCTAATAGCAACAGCGCTACCAGTAGCGCAGGAGCTGGTGGACCAATGCAATTTATGCCTGCAACAGCAGATCGCTATAAAGTTGATATTAAGAGTGTCGAGTCTAGTTATCGCGGAGCATCAAATTATCTAAAAGATTTGTTAAAGATGTTTGATGGCGATATCGAGAATGCGCTCAGAGCTTACAACTGGGGCGAAGGAAACATGCAGAACTATTTAAAATATGGTTCTGGTATGAAAGGTGGGAAAAAAGGGTATTTCCCAGATAAACCTATGCCTAAAGAGACTCGTGAATATTCGGGCAAGGTAATGGGCTTCATGGGTGGTGTAAGTGGAGTTTCATTCACAGAAGGTTATTCTTATGATGTCTGGCTTAAAGAGCAGGAAAAATTCTCAATTGAGCGTGAAAGAAGTGAAAAAGAGCAAGCTGCCAAACAATTAGATCTTACCAATGCTGTAGCTACTGAGAAAGTTCGTATTAATACAAAACTGGCGCAAGATATTAAAAGTATTGAGGAAGCGGGTTTTCCAGAGTCTGAGTCTAAAAAACTGATTGCGGAGTACCAGCGCCGTGCTGATATTGATATTCAAATTGCTGACGCTGCGCACATTGATAAATTATCTAGTTTTTCTGATTACACTAAGTCTGAAGAGCAGTTGCTTAATGAAAGTTATGCTCGCCGGCAGCGCGATTTGAAACTTGATATTAGCTTGACTATTGGGGCATACACCGAAGCATCGGCCCATATTGAAAAGCAACGGCTTAAAGATTTGCAAAAAATTCGACAAGCAATGTATGAGGCAATTTCAAACCCATTAGCAGAAATGCAATCTATTGGCTTTAATGCTAGTGCGCAAGCATCGCTAAGCCCAAAGGAGTTCCAGCAGTGGCAACTTGGCAATGAACATCAAGCTGGATATTCGCAATTAGCAGATAGCTTTTTGTTATCGCAGAAAGCTATTTCTGAAAATGAGCTAATCAATGAAACTGAAAAATACGCCCAACTTCAGTCGATATATGAGGCTTATCTTCAAAATAAGTCAGAACTATCTGCACTGTATGCGAAACAAGAGCAGGATTTAGTTCAGTCCCAACACGATGCCCAAATGAGTATTTGGCAGGATTTATTAACTCGAACGGGAACCGTATTTAATGATATGGCTGCCATGGTTAAAGAGACATCGGGTGAATCAAGTGCAGCCTATAAAGCGATGTTCTTGGTGAATCAGGGTATCTCCATGGCTCAAGCACTGATTAATACAGAAGTTGCTGCAACTAAAGCAATGGCTGAAGGGGGAATGATTGCAGGTATACCAATGGCAGCTGCAATCCGAGCTCTTGGATATGCTTCGGTAGGAATGATTGCTGCTCAAACCATTACAGGCATGGCCCATGATGGTATCGATAACATTCCAAAAGAAGGTACATGGTTGTTAGACGGTGGTGAGCGTGTGTTGAATCCACAGCAAAACAAAGATTTGACTAACTATTTAGCAAGTCAGCCGCAGCAAAGCTCTTCATCTGGTACACAAGGACTTACCATCATTAATCAAATTGAACAGGATGATTTGGTTGGTAAGTATATGCAGGGTCCAGCTGGTCGTCAGATCATCCTTAATCAAATTAAAGCAAGCCCGTCTGAATTTAGGCGTGCAATGGGAGTGTAAATGAAAATCCAAACTACACTTTTTGGTGAATTGGTTTTGTTGGACCAGTGCACGCTTGTGGGATCGTCTGAAAGTCTAGGTTTTCAAACTTACGTCAACAGTTCACATAATGGCACTGAGAAACGAAAAGCTTTACGTGAAACAGCATCTCAAGTTTTGAATATTGATTATGTGGTGGCACGTCAGGCTTTGGCGCAGAACTTCAATGTGTTGTGGGGCGGTTTACGTAAACTGTGGGCTATTCCTGTTGATGTCGAGTGGCAGCGTATTGGTGGTGTGGACGGTGATTTTATTGAATGTACAACTTCAATTTATGATTTCCGAAACGATTCCCTAGCATTGCTTAAGCATCAAGATGGTCTAGCTGTCGTTGAAATCAAAGAGGTACTAGCCAATGGTTTAAAACTGTATGAGCCGATCACCTTGCAGAATTTCACTATACGCCCACTTCGAGTGGGCTTTATTTTGGGTGATGTATCGGCACCCATCAATGCAGTTTATGGTCAACCAAGCCTTCAGTTTCAGGTGATGGATGCACCTTATCTTCAAGCACCTGTCCCCGCACAGTTTCTTGGACATGACATTTACTTCAAGCGTTTATTGCTAGAAGGTAATGCGTTAAATGTCACCGTACTTCAGCACCAGACTGTAGTGGATTTTGGTTTAGGGCCGATTGATCAGCATAGCAACTGGCTACATGCCCGTTACGGCAAACCGATGCGATCAGTGATGAAAGGTCAGCAAGCCTTGTTTGAATATCGACAGTTTCTATTTCGCAGACTGGGGCAATATCGCGCATTTTGGTTGCCAACATTTGAGCGCAATTTCTATGTCAAAAGTACAGGTGCGATTTCAACTGTGATTGACGTTGAGTTGAACCAGTACCAAGAATATGCCTCGAATCGAAAGCATATCGCCATTCAAGACAAGTCAGGCAATTGGACTGCGCATAGCATTTCAAATGCGGTGCAAACCAGTAACACACTGAGACTCACCATTACACCAGCACTCAATAAAGCTGCTGTGGATATTCGAATGATCAGCTATTTGGGCCTTCATCGGCTCAATAATGATTCAGTGGATATTCAATATAAAGGTGCTGGCATCACTGAGTCTTCAGTTGCCATTTTGGAAATTGAGCCATGATGAAATTTTTTACTCGATTGCTTGGTAATGGGCAATCAACCATTGCCAAGCGGGAGCTCTATCTCTTCCAAACAGGCAATGTACAACGAGCGTATACCAATGGAGATGCCTTTATTGAGCATGCGGGTGTGGTGTATGAGCCGCACGTGATTAAACGTGGTTCGCACAAGTCTGGACGAGACTTAGAAAAGCAGACCATGGAGATAGAGTTTTCATTGCTTTCGGTGTTTGCACAGAACCTTTCCCGATCTGAACTTGAAGAAATCACCACAGTTCAAATGTTCAGTTATGAAGGGGTTGAGTTTAGACAGTTTTGGTCAGGTCGATTGACCAAAGTCAAACCACATGATGAAGGCATTAAACTTCAATTTGAAACGGAATACACCAAGGTGGGGCGTAATGCGGTGACTCGAAAGATTCAAGCCACATGCCCTTATCGATTGTTTGATCAAGATTGTCGATTGGCCAAGGCAAATTATGCGGTGAAGGCCACCATCAAAAGCGTGGATAAGTTGAACATGGAGCTACGTGGATTAGAAGCGTATGCGGACAATTACTTTCTGATTGGCATGATTGAAGATCCAAGCGGGGTATTGATTACCATTGATACCAGTAAAGGCAATCAGCTTGTTTTAAAGCGGCGCTTTGATTCATTTGCAAACATTGCACTAAGCGATGCTGAATACACCGCATTGATGGATGATATTGCCTTAAAAACTCAAGCATTGGCAGATGCTCAAGCTGCATTGGCACTGAAACAAACGGCTTATGATCAAGCGCTTGAGGCATTGAATAATGCAGCCCCTGAAGATCCGAATTATCAGGACTTGGTGGATGCGCTTGCACTGGCTGAAACCGAAAAAAATGCAGCGGCTGATGCAATCCCAATTGCTGAAGCTGAACTTCGCTCCGCTGAAGAGGCGGTGCCTTATGTAACGCTTTATCCTGGGTGCTTAAAAACACCGGATGCATGTAAGGCCTATTCTAATTTGCCGAATTATGGCGGTTTTCCTTTTGTTCCGGGTGATAACCCATTAGTCAGACAGGTGGTGTGATATGTGGCCTCAGATTATTTTTGCTGTTGTGACCATGATTGTATCGGTCGCAGTGTCTTTGATGATGATCAAGAATCAGAAGACACGGACGGTGGCGGGTGAGGTAGAAGCACCCAGCGTTGAATATGGGACACCGATCAAGGTGGTGCTCGGTTCACGCGATGTCGCGCCAACCTATACCTATTTCGGGGATCAAAAGGCGGTGGCTCTGAAAAAATGAAAATTTATATTCGACATATTCGGGCTGCGAAGTATTGCAGAAAAGAGGGCGTTAAGCCCTTTTTTGATGCCCATCATTGGGACTGGTCAGATTTCTTGGCCAATGGGATTGATGCACAAAAGCTGATTGATACACAAGATGCCATGGCTTTAAAAGTCGTTGAGATTGCACAGGAAGAACACAATGAGCGGTGGAAAAAAACAGACATACGCACATAAATACTATGCAGGTTGGCAAGCCGTTCTTGCCCATGCAGGGTGCTTTCTTCGTCGCATTTGGGTAGAAGATAAAGAAGCCTGGTATGGCGGGATGGGCAATGGCTCAAGCCGTATTGCGCAGCAGAATTTATTTGGTGGTACAGATGTGGGCGGTGGTGGTGGGGTAACGGGTAATTTTAATTATTATTCGGGTTCGCAAAACCAAATGCCAGATCCCTATTTAGAGCAAAAGCTAGGCGTCGGTAATGTACCAGCTTCTCGCGGCGTTTGTTCATTTGTGTGGAAGCAAGGATACATTGGCACATCCAATTATATGAAGGATTGGAAATTTCGACTTTCATATGTGAATGGTATTAAGCCGACCTTTATTGATGGCGTGACCAACATCGTGATTGCGATGGACAGCTCAGTTTCTATGACGCCAGAAGTGTTTAAGATTTTTACTTCAGGCGTTGCACGTTTAATGTACCTGATTGCCGATCTGGTCGCTGTATATGATGGTTCAACAGTCAACATTCGCCTGATGTTCTTTGATAGAGAGTTATATATTAAAGACTATCTTAACTTTCAGGAAACAGATGCACCCGATGCTGTGGCATGGATTGAAGCCAAGCAACAAGTTGGTGGCATTTCTATTTCGAGCATGATCAGTAATGCGGAAAGTTTTTTAAATACACATCAAACTGAAAACAGCCGTCGGATCTTTGTGCCGATGCATGATGGTGCTGATGTCACCCCAGAGGTGATTGCACAGTTCCAAGCCATGTTTCATGACACCGCTGTACATCAAACCCATACCGTATCTCGTGCTGACTTTAACTTTATTCGCCTAAATAATCTGTTGATGCAAGCCGATAACACGCCTGAGGACAATGTGGATTTAGGCGCTTATGTGCCTTGGGCGATTACTGATGATGCCGAAACGATCTTTAATCTTGAATCATGGTTTGGGGTGCGCTCAGGCGAGCCTGATATGAACCCAGCAGACATGCTGTGGACCTGTATCACCAACACGGCTTGGGGCATGGGACAACCAGAAGAAATGCTGGATAAAGACAGCTTTTTAAATGCCTGGGCGGTGCTCAATCAAGAAGACATGTATATGTCGATCGTGTTTGATGATGAAGGTGAGATTGAGAAAATCATCGACTTGATCTGTGAGCACATTGATGCGGTGTGTACGGTAGACAGTCGCACCAATAAGTGGGTACTCACCCTGATTCGAGATGACTATGTTGCAGATGACTTACTAACACTTGATGAGTCGAATGTCGGCAAGATTTCCGATTATGAAATCCGTACTGCAGCAGAGCAAATCAATCAGATCACCGTGACCTATTGGGAGAAAGAAACAGGCAAAGATGCCACGGTAACAGCACAAGATCCTGCACGTATTGCCCAAAATGGCTTGGTGAATAAATCGGTGACTTATGATGGTTTTACCAATGCAAAGACCGCTTATACGGCAGCTGAGCGTGATTTAAAAGCACTTTCTAGTCCTTTAAAAATTGTGACTTTAAACAATGTTGATCCTGATACTGCATTGCAGTTAAAAGAAGGTAATGCTTTTAAGTGGAATTGGGCAGCACATGGCGTGGATGGGGCAGTGATGCGCGTCAATTCAATTGACTATGGAGATGACCACAACTTTGGGGCCACCATTGAAGCTATCGAGGATGTGTTTAGTACCCCGATGAACTCCGTGGTGCCTTATGTACCACCGTATGAGAATCCCGCCAATCAAGCGCCGCTTGATAACCCATATGTCCGTGTACTTGAACTTCAATACTATGACGCAGTGCAATTTGCGACTGAGTCAGAAGTGAATGCAGATCTTGCAGATGAGCCTACGCTGTCACGTGTTGCTGTAGTGGCTCCACGTGGCCAACAAAATGCGATATCGGCTGAGATCTATGTGGATTCAGGTTCAGGCTATGCCTCTAAAGCAACGTTGGATTATTGCCCTAGTGCAGAATTGGCGCAGGCCATTGGCAAAATGGAATCTACATTCGCTATTCGCAAAGTCGAGGATTTAGAAGAAATTGAGCTGGGTCAATGGATCTTGGTCAATGATGAGCATATGGCGGTGACCGCTATCAGTGAAACTGAAATTACGGTTAAACGTGGAGTGAACTATACCGTTCCGCAGGATCATGCTGCAGGTTCAATGATCTTATTCTGTGATGACTACATTGCACTGGATGAGACGGATTATTTTGCGGGTGAATCGCTCAATGTGAAGGCACTCACCAAGACGGGATCAGCACAGCTTGCGCTTGGATCGGCAACAACTCATGCAGTCGAAATGGTTGGATTGGCAAACCGACCTTATCCACCAGCGAATGTGAAAATCAATGACAAGTATTGGCCTGCTTATTTTGATGATGATTTCACACTGACTTGGCTTGATCGAAACCGATTGCAGCAAACAGGTGGCGATTTTATTGGATATTTCGAACAAGGTGTATCGCTTGAAGCTAATACTCAGACTCTACTAACTCTTATTGAGTTCGATGATAATGATATTGCACTAGCAACACACAATATAAATGTGACGGGAACAAATAAGTATTCCTTGCTTGAGTCAACAATGGATGTCAGCACACGTAGTTTGCACGTCGTCTTAAAAACAGTTAAAGATTCAATTGAATGTATACATTCATTCAATCATTTGGTTCGACGTACTAATTTGGTACCACCAGCAAACGTAGAATTCGAGATTATTGAGTTATGAGCATAAAAGTAAAGATCGCATGGGATAACAATAACGCTATTTCTGAAGGTGTTCGTATTTACAGATCAGACATGATATTCACGCCATCAAATTTGCCTGATGTACTTTTTACTGTTACTGGGTTTAATGAATATGATGATACTAATGTTGAAAAAGGGCAGACATATTTTTATATGTTGTCCTGTATTCTGGGTGAACAAGAGGTATTTACCGAATGTTTTGAAATTTTGGTCAAAAAAAATGAGGATTCATTGCTGTTCGCAGAAGCTCTTGCAACTGCCACAGAAAAATATATCCATACTAGTGCTTTTATCTCTAGATGTGCATTTAATTTGGATGGTTCTCATGCATTTGCTACTGGCGGAACAATATCATCAGGTGAAATAGCAACCTTTAGCGTTACTCAGAATTATGTTTTAAAGACAACAGACCTCAAGATATCAACTTTTAAGGATGTATCAAAAGGTTCATCAATTCAAAATTTTCAATTTTTTGGTGATGGCGCAGATTTGTTAGTAACACATTTAAGTCCATTTTCAATTACACGATATCGATTACATACACCTTTTGATTTAAGTATTTTTACAGAAATTGCCACATGGGCATCATTTGATTCTAAGCTGGCGGGAGTGTTTTATATTTCAATGGATGGGATGTGGCTGTATCACTGTAGTAGAAATGATCTAGTTGTTAATACATATCAGCTTAAAAATTTTTGTGATTTATCGGGATTTTTATCAAAGACAAGCAACCAATGGTCTTCGTACGGGAGCATTCCAACAGGTGTAAATGAATTAAATGGGTTTGTTGTTTCATCGGATGGTTTGAGTTTATGGCTTATCGGGCAAAGATTTAATGTACCCAATAGCATAGATTACGGCACGATTAGTGTAGTTAATTTTTCAGAGCCTTTTACGCTAAAACCAAGTATGAAAACCTCATATAATTCAATACTTATTTCTCAACCTTTTGGTTTATCCAATTTATTTAAGTCATTTGGGAATACAAAGACTTTTTGTGGTCTCTGCTATCAGGGGTTAACTTCCAATTTTAGATTTAAGTTTTTTGACTTTAGTTAGCTAACAGCACCTTCGGGTGCTTTTTTATTACCAAAATTTAGGGGGCGCAATGCCAAATGACTACTCATCTGATCCACCAGTAGCAACAGCAGGGCAACTTCTTGCCATCTCAGACAAGATTAATGACATATCCAAAAATATGGATAAGTTAGCTGAAATGCCCCAAAAGCTCGACCGTATGAATATGCAGTTGGAGCAGCTCAACAAAGAGCATCAGCAGACCCGTAATGACTTAACTCAAACTCGTGACAATCTGCAAGAAGATTTAGACCGAGCAAAGTCAAACTTCAAAAGTGAGATTAAGCAGCTGAGGAATGAAGTTGAGCCAAGATTTAAGGAGGTGGACTCACAGATCAGAGTGCTGCACGAAAGTAAAACCAAAATCGACAGTATTACTAATCTTGTGCGCTTTGGCGGAATTTTCTTAGCGGGTCTATTCGTCGTTGCTTGGAATACTCAAACAAGCAAGACAGACACAGTAAATACTCAAGCCACGACCAACGCCCAGAGCATTCAGGTTCTTGAAAAACAATCTGATCAACTCTTAAGAACGGTTGAGGAAATCCGAAACAAACTTTATGAACGAAACATGAGAGAGGAAAAATGAAATTCATCCCCGAAAACGTCTGGAAATATTTATCTGTAAAGCTCCCAATTATCGGAGCTTTTTTATTGGGTGTTCTTCCTGTTTTAATTCAAGAAGGCATCAATACACAACTCATTCCTGCTGAATACCATGCTATTTTGCTTTCAGTTGTATTGCCTGCATTGGCGTACATTGGCCGTAAGATTGCACAGCCTAAAGTTAAGGGTAGCCCATAATGAAACACATATTTGATTTCCTGCGAAAGATCAGTGGTGGCAAACTCACCCAAAAGCAGGTTGATGCTGCAGATAAGTTAATTGCAACCACCTATGATGACCTGAATGATATGCTGGGTATCGCCACAGATGAAATGCACATCAGCCCAAGTGGGATAGACCTGATCTGTAATTTTGAAGGTCTGCGACTGAAAGCCTATGATGATGGCGTAGGTGTATGGACTATTGGTTTCGGCACCACAAAATACCCAAATGGTATTCGTGTCAAAAAAGGGGATGCCTGCACACTGGATCAAGCCAAAGCTTATATGCAGAACGATCTGAAATCATTTGAGCAGACTGTAAATAATACGGTCAAAGTTCCACTCAATCAGAATCAGTTTGATGCACTGGTATCACTTGCCTACAACATTGGGACTAATGCATTTAGCAAATCGACGTTGGTTAAAAAGTTGAATGCCAATGATATTCGTGGTGCTGCAGATCAGTTTGATGTATGGGTGAATGCAGGCGGTAAACGCATGCAAGGGCTTGTAAATCGTCGCGCTAGAGAAAAGGCTTTGTTCATATCATGATCAAAGCATTATTGTTGTGCATCCTGCTTTCAGGTTGCACAGCTCATTCAATTACGACCAAAGTTCATGTCACTGTTTGTGTACAGTGTGTGAATTGAGAAAGTCCTAAAAGAGGATTATTTTAAATTCTGAAGAATAATGCCTTCTTCAATTGCAGATGAAATATAGTGAAATTGCGGAGAATTTTGTTTAGCTTCGTGAATTTTCTGTTTTGAACCTAGCATATTAATCAAGGTTTTTCCTACAGCCAGAGTGCCTGATAAACTGCCACCGCTTATAAGCATATCTCCAATACTTGCCCCAATATCCCATAATTGAGGTTTATTGTTTTTTATATCACCAATTATGGGTTTTAAGGAAAATCTAGGGAAAGTAGATGCAAACACGTTTTGATAATTAGTTAGTGCCTTATCGAATTCAATTATCTCATACTGTCTTGCAAGGCCTCTTCTGTCCTTATCGTCGTAATTTGATATCGTTTCAAATAATTTATACTTTGCATAATGTAGATCATCAAGTTGCTCAATATTGTCTTCACGAAACCGTTTTAGGGTATCAATTGGTACGTATGTGCTTGGATAAGGCAGGCACTTTGATATTTCAATCCTGATAGCATGCTTCTCTAATAAGTCATCAGAATTAATTGTATTAAATCCACCAGCAACATTATTGTATATAGTCCAATCAGAGTCTTTAATCTGATTTTTTACTGATTGGCAAGCTATTAGTGATTCTAGTGCTAATTTTTGAAACTGTGAGCTATGAAGACTTTCGGATGGAGCATTGCGGAAATAGTCAATTATTCCATTTTGCTTAAATTGCTCAATCTCTGGGCTACTAGTTTCAATCATTGGAATTTGTGTCAGAATGACATTATCCCAATAAAGCCCATAAAACATTAAATCTTGCAGCGATAAATCTTTTGCAACAACCCCATTTTCATTATTAACAGCTGTTCCAGATAAAATAATACCTTTAGAAATTCTTCTTTTTTTAAATTTAATAATGTTACTCATACAAT